ATTAAATAAAAATTGATTTTTAAAAATTTATTTTAATTAAAATAAGTATTAATACAAATATGGCTAACTTTAAAGACTCACCTAAATTCGAGATACACGACGATTACTATACTCCCAAGTGGATTTGGGAAAAAATTAACTACCTTATACCACAAGGTAAAACTATATGGGAAATGTGTTTACTAAACTCTAACGAACAATCTAAACTATACTTAACTGAATTGGGACATAAGGTAATTGGTGATAAGACGTGTGATTGTCTTACTGAAACTCAATATGAAAAAGATTGTGATATGATAATAACAAATCCTCCATTTGATTTAAAAATCAAACTACCTATACTACAAAAACTTGTAAAAATGGATAAACCATTTATGATTATAATGAATTCTTGTAATGTATTTACTAACTATTTTCAAGATACATTTAAGGGTAAAGATATATACTTTATTACTCCTCGTGGTAAATTATACTTTGATAAATATAATGGAGAGAAAAAACTAAAAGATAATAGTGAGAACAAATCAACTTCATTCTATTCAGTGATAGTTTGTTATAAATGTATAGATAGAAACTACTTCGTTTAAGTAAATTTAAAAATTGAATAATTTTGAGTAGATTGTAAATTAAAATATATTGAACTAAAATGACTACCCAAGAACAAATCGATAATACTTTCAACGTAATGAAAAAATACATTGAGGAGATGGAAGATTTTTTTGGAGGAGACGAAGATAGATTTTCATCATATGAGGATTACCAGAAGACTAAAAAATACATTGAAGATGATATTGAATACACACTTCTCCCAATGAAACACTACATTGAAGAGATGGAAGATTTTTTTGGAGGAGACGAAGATAGATTCGAGACACACGAGGATTACCATAAAGTAAAGGACATTGTAGATAAAGTATATAAGGAACTAACAAGTAAAATTGATTTTTAAAAATTTAATTTAATTAAAATAAGTATATATACAAATATGACGAACAGACATCTTGAATTGTTTTCTGGGACACACTCCATAGGTAAAGTGTGTGAGAACTATGGTATTGAAGTAGTATCACTTGATAGAGATCTACCTAACTATGATAAGTGGGATAAAGAGAGTGAATATAGATCAACTAACCACATTAATGAAGACATAATGAAATGGGATTATAAAACTTTTCCAAACGACCACTTCACTTCTCTTTCTATGTCCCCAGTATGTTTATGGTCTTCACAATTAAGAAAGTGTTGGTTGAATTCTTACTATAATCCTACAACTAATAAGTTTAGTAGAAAAGAAAAAGAAGGATATGTTAAATTTACACAAGAAGTATTACAACAAGATATTGATAGATATATGAAACCTATGGTCGATAAGTGTTTCGAGATACTTGAATACTTCATGAGTGGTAATCCCAACTTGAAGTGGTGGTTAGAAAATCCAAAGAGTTCAACTATGAAAGATTATATAAAAGAGAAGTACGAACAATACGACAACCATACAATCACAGATTATTGTAAGTATGGATTTCCATATCGAAAGAGCACGAGGTTTTGGAATAACTTTAATTTTGAAGGTAAAGTATGTTGTAAAGATTGTGATAGTATAATTAAAGAAGATGGTAAGACTAAACATAAGGAGGACTTGTTTACAACTACGTTTCTTAAAATAGATGGTAAAACAATAAGAATAGATAGTAGTGAAAAACGTAAAAAATATAAAGAAGAACTAAAAAATAAACCAAAAGTAAAACAAACTAAAATTAGTAAGTTGTATAGATATAGAATACCACAACCACTAATTACAGACATGTTAAAAAAGATTTACGATTTATAATTATATTGATAATTATAAATGTCTAACGAACAAGATCTAATTGATATGGGTAAAGAATTCAAAGAGATTGTTGAAAAGAAAAACAAAGAATTAGCTGGATTAAAAAAGATACTATGTATGTCTTATGGTTTAGTAAGAATAATGACCGAACATGAAGATATGACTTTACTTGAAGTATTGAGAGAAGAACTATCTAATGCTCTAACTGATTATCTTGGTGTTGAGGAACTACCCTCGCCAACTTAAAAACTTTTATAATATATCTATCTTTTTTATTACGACCTCCATATATATTTCTCATTTTTTCTAACGTTATAAATTTACTTTCCGGATAGTCTACTTTAAACTTCTTATAGATTTTAGTTAATGTAATACCCTCTGCCTCGTATAGAGGTTGTTTATTTATAGGATTACAAATAATTAGTTTCCACATTTATTATAATTACAAAATTTCTAAATTAAAAAAATTTTTTTAATTTATTATCACTAATATAAATGCTTCTTACTTTACATTCACAAAATCGTTCTTCTGCGTCAACTGACGTGGATACAGCAGCTCATTTTACTAATGTATTTAACGAAAATATAGTATTACCGAGAGATTGTAAGATCGGTGTTGTAAGTCTATCTGTTAATATAAATGGAGACGTAGTTATTGACGGATCTAATAACTCTTTTACTGCCGAACTTGGAAGTTCTACTCTCACATGTTCTATTGCAAACGGAACTTATAAGATTCAAGAACAGAGTGCTGGAACTGACCCTTCAACTATTACATATCCACTTATCGCAGCAATACAAACAGCACTTACTAATGCAATCGCAGCAGCAAACATGACTTCTCTTTTCCCAGTTGCCGATAATGTTATTAGAGGAATTAAACTTGATAATGGAGTGGGGTGCCAAATTGACCTCGCACCTACATCGTCTAAAACTTCTACTGCCGTTGCTCTTACTGATAGTAATTTAAAAGCAACTGGTTTAGATACTCCACTCTCTAATTATGGTGGGGAAATACAAGTAAACACTTTTGGAACTAATGTAAGTTCTGCTGGTTTTGGAGATAGTGGTGGATATTTCGTATTAGATTGTAGTGGAGAGTTCGCAGAAGGTTCTGCTTCAAGTATTTCACGATACGGACAAGCTATATTTAGATTAGGTAGTTCACAAGCGGTAAAATACTTTGTTGGATTTTTTAAATCAACTAATTCAATCAACTTTACACCAAAAGAATTTTGTGGTTTCCAAATTGAGACAGATAATTCAATTAAAATTATAGAAACTGATAGTGCTGGGAGTAATAGATTTACAGCACACCCAAGTGGTATTACTAATGACGGAAGTGGTGATATTATGTTGAGAATATCTCTTCCGGCTACTGCTGGTGGTAGAGGAGATCCAATAAGAACACCTCAATATTTCATATCTACTGACGCTGGTGCTACATATCGTTCAATTAACATGTCCTCTATATCTCAAAGCGATAGAAAGACATATAGAAGTACTGCACGTATTCAAGTAGGTGCTGCATTCGTAACCGGTATGACTTCACGACCAGCAACCGCTTCACTTACATCTACGTCTGGTGAATGGACTATTTCAACACCCGGTTCTGGTATATCTGTTGGTGTATCAACTATGGCTTCTACAACTTCAACAAACGGAGTTATAACTGGTGGTTCAATCAATATAAGTGCAGTTGGTAGTGGGTCGGCTACTGCATTTAATATGACTGGTGCTACATTACCTAATCGTTCTGCTGCGGGAGATTTTACAACCGGAGATACTATTACTCTAACTAATGGAGTTGTTATAACTAAATCTGCTGCTACACTTACAACAGATAGAAAGAGACCTACTATTAAACAAATAAGAGCCAATGTAGTTGACGACCCTACAAGAAATCCTCTTCTACCTAATCTTGACCCTCACATTGTATTTCCACAAGCACTCGCAGATATATTAGACCTTCCAAGAAAGAATGTAGGTAGTGATAAAGACGGAACACTTCATATAACATCACGTTCACCTCTTAATGCTGATAGACACCAACCGGAGATTTACATATCTTCACCTACACTACCTATCAATTCAAGAACTAATAAAATATCACATAATACACTTTCACGAGTTCCAGTTGGATTGAGTGATAATGTAGGACAACAGACTGGATTTCACTTTCATGAAGTATTCAATGTTATATATCACCGACTATTTAATTCACAAGAACAAACACTTTCACAGATAGAAGTTAGATTGACTGATAGAGAAGGTGCTAATATTGCTGCACTTCTTCACCCTTCAACTCTTACTCTACATGTTGACGCCAGATAATTTAATAAAATATATATTTATTAAATTAATTGTTCCTCCTTCTCATACTTGATAGTCCTAACCAACTCCGGTTTACACCATTCTTGATCTATCAACCATTTACAATAACCACTATCTAAATCTTTAATAGGAGTTCCCTTATACTTACCAAATCCAATCACTCCGTCTAACATCCTATCAAACCTACAAAATTTACCCTCCGCATCACTTACCCTAAGGTGTTTACTTCCATCCTTAAAAGTCTGGATTTCACTTTGCTCGCTATCAACGAACCGCTCAACAATAGTCTCACTCATTTTATATAACAAAAGATAATTTTAAATTATTTTTTTTTTTTAATTTTACAAAAATCCGTAGGATTTCCCCAACTCCGTTGAAATTAAATATATTCTAAATCTTTTTCTAAATTACATTTATAAAAGTAAAATGCTGTTCCGCCCGGAGGGGTATACTTATTTCTACCATTTCCAAAAAAATTAGTTCTCGTTATTGGTATTTTAACTTGGAGATGGTCTTTAAATTCCTTGAAAAAATACTTAATACATATATATCTTGTAGGTAGTATAAGTATAAAAGGTTTATCGTCTTCTTTCAACTTCTTTGTTATTTCTTGCATCTTACCAAAAGGCGGATTGTCTATGAGAATATCATATTCGAAAGTATTAGTAAAGTAGTCTACGTCCTCGTGTATAATATCAAATCCCAAAGATGTAAAGTATTCTTTTTGTTTACCAGAACAATAAAAGGGAGAATAAATACGTTTATCTGTTGGTATGTATTGTTCTATCTGTTTCCACCCTTCAAGTGAAGTCTCGTAGTTGTCTGTTTCATTATCACTTGTGAAGCTCATTATATTTTTATTTATACAAAAAAAATAAAAATCATTTTTTAATTTAGAAGTGAGCGTATGTGCTCGATTGAAATTTAGAAGTATCAAGATTACTCATAAGTGCTTGTGTTCCAGACTGACCCCTACTACTTACCATTGCCTCGTCGAATGCTGTATTACTCTCAATACTCATTCGCTCTCTTGCATTATTGGCTTGTTGTTGTGCCGCCTTCTTTGCGTCGCTTGCTGCGTCTGCTAATCCAGCAATACCTAATCCCAACCCAACGAGAGGCATACTAAAATCTGCAATTGCTCCTATTCCTCCAAGAACCGCACCAGCACCTTCTCCAATTGCACCTAATAAACCACTACCAACTTCTTCACTTTCTAATCCTCCCAACTGACCTTCTAATTGTGTTTTTTCAAGATTCTCTCCGGTTTGTGCTACACTTGTTTCTTCCGTGGAAGGTGCTTGATTTAAAGGTCTAAAAGTTTCTGGAACTCCACTCCCGCCAGTTTCTTGAACTCCTCCCTCCGGATTAAATACTTCACGAGTATCTGCTTCCGGTTGAGAAAGGGGTTGTTCTGTTGGTTGAGGAGGAGGAGGACGTGCTAATTCCGGTTGAGTAATTGCTCTTGCTCCGCCCCCTACGTCCACGCTTGGTGCTCCTCTTGCTATTGCTTCTTGTTCTGCCGCTCCTCCATAACTGAAACTTGTTGTTGCTCTCTGCTCTGCACTCGTATCTAATAGACTACCTAATCTACCTCCCGCTTCTTTTTCTGCTGCTTGCACTTCTGCTGATTGACCGAGGGAATAATCACCAGCCCTTTGTCTATCTATTATATCACTTAAACCCGGATCTTGGGTATTATCAAACATTACTCTCTGTGGTGCTTGACTAAATTGTTGTGAGTATGTTGCTGTTCTTGCCGCATATCCTTCTTCACTCAATCCAGTTTGGTCTGCACTTGTATATATAGAACGTGGCGGTGGTGGTGGTGCTAATGAAGTAGGAGCTGTTCCGCCCAAACCTTCTACTGGTAAAGAACCTACACTTGGTTCTAATCCTCCGGATGCTTCTACACTTGGTTCTACACTTGGTTCTACACTTGGATCTGGTCGTGTAATATCACTTCCTACTTGTATATCACCTCGTCCACTCACTCCTTCTACTCCACTCGTATCCCCAGTAAAATCTGTTCTTGCTCCTCTACCAGCACTGAACTCTTCACTATTATCCGCTACTGCACTTGAACTTGTATTTGCTTCTGTATTACCTTCTCCTTTATATCCGTCAATAACTTCTTGTAATGAGTCTTTCTGCCCTTGTAGTCTGTCTGCTGATGCGGAAGCATTCTCTCCGTATGATCTTGCATAATTACCTACTGGTTTTAGTATGTTTTCATTTGCAAATTTAACTCCTCCTTCAATTCCCAACGCCGAAACACCTTCATTTATTAATCCGGATATTTGCCCTTGTAATTTTTTCTGTGGGTCGCTTAACGCTCCTATACTTGTCCCTAATTTATTACCTATTTCTCCTCTTGATTTAGAACTAATATAACTATTGAACTCGTTAAGTCCGGATGCTACATTACTTTGGTATGATCTCGCTACTTGTTGATCCATTTTCTAATAGTGATTTTTTTTTATTTTTATTTTTAAATTCAACATACGGAGGATTGTAATTCCCAGCCGAGTCATACATACTCCATATCTCTTCGTCAAAGTTTTTATAACATTTTAGAGAACGACTATTTAGATATAGAAAATTATATGGTATACCCCTAACGACGTCATTATACATTGTTTCAATATTTTCTGTACTACCAAAATGTCCCATCTCTTCAAATATATTATTCAATTGTTTTTGGTTAGAATTTCTAAATATAATAACACCTTCTAATTGATTTCTAACGATTGGTGGTAATCCTTGTCCTACTCCCCTTAAAATCTGCGTTATGAGAATTAGGCTTATTCCCAGATGTCTCATGTAGGCTGTCCCCTTGTATATCTCTGCATTCATAGAAAGATTGAGTGCTGGTAGGTCGTCTCCAATAATAAGTATCTTCTCTCTTAATTGTTTTGGTAATGCTTTATTATGTTCTACTAATGCTTGGATTATTCCGTCGCTATATGTATCGAAACAATTTTCCTCACCGATATAGTCTACAAGTGCCCTTGTTGAACTATCAAATTTCATAGTTCCGGATATTAGTATAATCCTATCAAAAGCACCAAGATAGAATGGAAAACCCCTCATAACCATAGTCATCATCAAATTCGTCTTACCAACGAATCTCGTCCCTATCAATCCGTATACGAAAGGAGGTTTAAGGAGGTTTTCACCTACTTCTTGATACTCTTGTGCGTCCGGATCTCGTAATAAAGGATATATGGTGTAATCTTCTTTTTTCGATTTATCGCTCATTTTATAATACAATTATAAAATTTAAATTATTTTTACGAAAAAACTTGTAATCCTCTCTCACTTACAATCACACGATTGATATGATTACACCACGTAAGTGCTTGAAGATCAATTGAGGGTTTAGTAGAAGAAGAATAGTCAAGGTATATTCTACTTCCACCAGTCGTAGAAAGATTAGTAGTAGCACCATATCTACCATACGCACGAGCAATAACAAAGCACTCCAACTGACGACGAAACGAAGCATATGGAATATTAGAAGCCATAAGAGCTTTCGATAATTCGTGATTGTGAGAACATGAAGGTTTGGGAGCCATTGGTGCAGATAGAGAACTAACGTCCACTGGTCTTGTAGGGTGTCTCTTCTCACCAGTCTGGTATTGGTAAGTTTCTAAATCTTCAAAATGTCCGTTTGCATCATAATCTTGTGTATTATCTGCTCTCTGTGATAGTGTGGGAGCCATAGCAACCAAAGAAGTAATCATACTTTTAGCCCTCATAGAATAACAAGGGACTTCAAGTGTCTGTGAAGGAAGTTCTTTCTTAACTACACCTTTATAGCACGTCCACGTATGCATATCAAGAGTTAATCCATTACCACCAACTTGTCTCATAAGAGCATTCATGTACTCCGGAGGTGGTCTAACAATCTGTAAATACATATTCGCCTTCGCAACACTATACGTCGCAGAAGCAACCCCAACTACTCCGTCCTTACCAGAAGAGATAGTGATAGTATTATTACTTGATGTAGTATTACCGGTCGTAACCGCAGTAGTCGTTAGAGTAATAGTTCCGTCCTTATCTTCTTGAATTGCTGAAATAGTTGCTTCCGTTCTTGAAGTTCCATCACTATCTTTTGGTAGAACTTTCATACCAACAACAAAGGGACACTGACCGAGATTGAGAAATCCTTTGTATCTCTTATCAAGAGTAATCGTAGTAGCACCATCACTAATCTGGTCGCAAAAGTGTCCGTGTTTCACATTAGGGTCAACGATAAGAACTTCTTTATTAGGGGCAAATCTAATTTCAATTTCAACGTCTCCAATTGCCGCAATTGGAAGCAAACTTGTCATCGAAAACATACCAGTGATATTAAGATCAAGGTAAACTTTTTTAGACATTGCAAAATTCAAATCACTCGTTCCAGCACCTCCAAGACGAGGAGCGAATGTAGGATTAGTATAACCTTGTTTAAAATTATTCTGTTGTGAGGAGTTAGAAACTCTACTACAATCTTTTGCAGATTTTCTCTGTCTTTCATTAAAAGTTTCACCATAACATTTGTAAACTTGTGCTAATTTGTTATATTCGTCAATCTGTTCTAACTGAACTCCATTCTGGCTAAACTTAATAAATTCAATCAACATATCCGCACCACAATCATTACTAAAAGTCATAGGATAATTATTTCCAACAACATCAACTTCAAGTTCTAAATAACTATTACTTGTATCAACAAAACCAAGATTTCTTGGTATAATAAATCTTAAAATATTGCCCTCACTATAAGTGGACTGACTGGTTGAAGGAGCGATTACGCTAAACTCATCGAGTGGCATAGAAGATCCAACTGCATACATTTATTATATAATAATTTTTTTTTTTAAATTTTTAAATTTTTTTAAAAAATCGTGATTTATACTTTTTTATATTTTCTTGTTTACTTGTGCTTTCTCCCCATAAGATATAATATGATAAATAACCAGCCTTGGTGGGGTCTTTGGTTGTTAAATCTTTCTTATGTCTTTCTCTATATCTCTTTCTTTGTTCTTTATCTTTCGTGAGTGTATAATCGTCCATACCAGCTGCACCAAAGTGAGTAGTCTTCTCTCTACCAGTTTTCTTATTTTTAAATTTAGCCATCATCTTCTTACCAGCTTTATTAGATTTTGTAATACTAATCAAATCATATGATACCATCTTTTTATTATAAAACATAATAAAAAGTAAAATTTATTTATTTCTTTTCCATTTTCTTCACTTCGTTATGAGCTTTTGTGAATGAATGACCTTCTTTCATAAGTTTTCTCATTTCACTCATGTGTTTTTTAGAGTGGTGTTTAGAATGTTCTTTCATCTTCTCTTCTTGTTTATCCGTAAGTTTAGATCGTTGACTCGATTTAGGTTTCTTCCTCAACATTTCAAAATCTCTCTTACTTAATTTTCCATCTCCGTCCTTATCCAATTTCTTCTGTCCTCTCGTAAGAGCTTTCTTGGATTTAGGTTTAGGTTTACTTCCGTGATTAGGCATTTATTATAATTAGATTATTTTTTATCTTTTTTAAATTTTTTTATACGTTTTCCTTTTGCTTTTGTCTCACTTGCTTTTTTCTTCTCTGCTTTTGTTAGTTCTTGATGAGTTGTTGGTGTATCTTTATCAACTTTTTTAGTGGGTCTATAATAATCTCCTTTCTTTTTATATCCACTCCCCCCTCGTTGATTCTTCCAATCTTCCTTGAACCATTTAGTTAATTTACCACTTCGTTTACTACCACTATAAGTTCCACCCATTTTCTTGTACTCTTTTACTATTTGTGAAGAACGATAGGCAGAGTGTTTAGGGTTTTTAGCTACAACTTTCGCCTTGGCTTTTGCATAAAGTTTCTTATTCTTTGGTGAAGGCATTTATTATAAGTTATTTATAATAAACTTAATATTTTTTCTAATCGTTTAAGTTTTTCTAACGTATCATCTAACGTTGTTATTAGTCAAAAAGTAGTAGGAGTATCAGCATATCGTTCTGCTTGAAGAGAAGACGTATCAAAAGGATTAAGTGCTTGTGCGGATGCTTGAAATTTAGGCACCATTACGACTGGTTTAGGTGGAGGTGGAGGAGTTGGCGGTGCGTCGATAGTAGCGGTAGGCGTTATGTCCTCATAAGGATTAGAAGAATGAGTTCCGCCCATTTATTATAATATAAAATAAAATTTTTAAAAAAAATTAAAAATTAAAAAATTAAAAAATATTTAAATTTACGGATTACCATAATGATTAGAAGAATCAGATGCAGCTAATTTGTTATTTAAACTATTTAATAAAGTAATAACATCATCTAATTTAGAATTAGTTGCGGTTTGTAATACTTCTAATGCCGCAGCGTCTACTTTAATAGCAGAAGTATCAATAAGTATATTATCCATTACACTATCTATGGTCGTTAATTTAGAATTAGTCGTTGTTTGTAATACTTCTAATGCCGCAGCATCTACCTTAATTGCACTTGTATCAACAAGTATATTATCAAGCACACCATCTATGGTAGTTAGTTTAGAATTTGTTGATGTTTGTAATACTTCTAATGCCGCAGCATCTACCTTAATTGCACTTGTATCAACAAGTATATTATCAAGCACACCATCTATGGTAGTTAGTTTAGAATTTGTTGATGTTTGTAATACTTCTAATGCAGCAGCGTCTACCTTAATTGCACTTGTATCAACAAGTATATTATCCATTACACTATCTATGGTCGTTAATTTAGAATTAGTCGTTGTTTGTAATACTTCTAATGCAGCGACGTCCGTTTCAATAGCAGTTAAGGCTGCAAGGGAGCCGGCGACATTAAAGTTTACATCGTCAAGTTTTGCATTTCCACTAATAGTATTAGTATTAACAGAATTCACTGCATTTGCTACTGATTTATTATCGTCAAATAGTCTATTATTAACGCTGGTAAGTAATACTTCATTCGCAGCGACATCTGTTTCAATATTCGTTAATGTGGCTTCAAGAGTATCAAGTTTAGTATTAACAAGTGCTATTGGTATATCGTCTGTCGCTATTACTACTCGCTGTGTTTTAGAAGTTTTATTACCACTATTATATTCTATACTATTTTCCATTAATCCACCGGACATTGTTACACCTATATTACCAAAAGGATCTGTTGCTATAAATTGAGCGTCGTTTTGTGCTATACCAGTATCGCTATGTGCTCCATCACCAGTCAAATCACCAACTTTTCCCATTAAAATTACTCCGTGTCCGGTAGAGTGTGCTGCGGAGGCAGTCCCTATAACACTTTCAATATCTCCCTCAATAGCAGTTAAACTTGTCTCTAATGTATCAAGCTTGGTATTAGTAGTATCTTGTTTGGCTGACGTTGAAATACCAGTACCACTTGTAGACATATCCTCTAAACTGACCTTCAAAAAACCTCCCCCAGTAAGCGCGGCTGGTAATTGTGATACGGACGCTTCCGTATTTAATCGTTCACTACCCTCATTCCCAAGTTCTTGAATACATACTTTTAAATTTCCACTTCCAGTAAGCGCAGAAGGTAATTTAGTATCAATATTACCAGTATCCGTTTTGATAGCAGCGTGAATAGTATTATTAGCACCAGTTAAAGTGCTTATAGCCCCTAATTTAGTATCAATATTACCAGTATCCGTATCTATTGTTGTAAGTATACTATTTGTTTCTGCTACTCTTGTATCAATACTATCTGCACTTGCCGTTAATGTAATCATTTGGAATTGTTGTGGTATATCTTGTGTTAAGAGTAATTCGGTTGTTGCTGCTGGTGGATTGGTTGTAGGGTCAACATTAGCGGCAAGAAAAGCAACTTTATTATGAAATTTAGTATTCTGTGTTATAATATTAGTATTGATTGCATTATTACTATTTGCAACACTATTACTATCATCAATTAATCTTTCCGCAATAGTATCTAATTTTGCTTCAACTTGATCTTGCGAAACATAAAGGTCTCCTCCTACTTCTATACTTGCTTTAATATTGGCGGTATTAGTAACAACACTATCCAACTTATCGTTATTGAGTTTCATTTTTGCATCTACGCCTTGCAAGAATGTCTCGGTTGCTGTGTTAAAGTCATTGATAGATAAATCTTCACTCATTTTAGATAGAAATTATTTTTATTTTTTTAATTTTTTAAAAATCCGGAGGATTTCCCCAACTCCGTTGAATTTATTTTTTTATTTTTACAAAATTTTTTCTTTACTATAATAAATGAGCGTAAACTTTCAACAAAAATGTAAAGACGAACGTTTAGGTCGAAAGGGAGAAGACGAAGTACTTAAAATACTACAAAATAAATACGGAAACGTAAAGAAATATATGAATAAATATTGTGAAATGGATTATTATATTACAAACAAAAAGGGAGATGTTATACATGAGTTCGAAGTAAAAACAAGAAGAGTTAATCATGATAAATACCCTTCATTAGTTTTTGGTTTCAATAAATATGAAAGAAGTATAAATGCTTTGGAAAGTGGTATAAAATCAACTTTTCTCTGGAATTGTAGGGACGGATTGTTTTTTTGGAATTTAAACGATCCTATGCAACAGAGCGACGAGTTTTACTTTGGAACTATTCGTAATATAAAACGAAATGATCCGGAAGATAGTAAGGCAGTATACGTGTATAGTCAATATCTATTACCGCTCGCTTAAATTGATTTTTATTTCTAAATCTTGACTAAATTAAGATTTACAAATATGCCTTCTCGTAAAGAGCTAAAAGAACAAGTCGCAGCACTCAAACTGATACTCACAGAAAAAAATGAACTTATTGAAAAGCTCACTTACGGACACTTGGAGGTGTATAAAGAGATGATTGAAACTAATAGAAAACTACAAAAAGAGATAGACGAACTAAAAAAAGTGCCTACTTATAGTGAGAGTGAGAGTGAGAGTGATAGTGATGATGATGATATCGATATCGATAACCATATGAAACAAATGCAAGAAGAGTATGAGAAATTAGGAGATAACGGATTTTATAAAAAATATAAAATGTATGGTGGTTTCATGAGAAGTATTGATTATCATGAAACAAAAGAATTGATCTTTTTCTACGATAGTATGAAACCACGTAAAGATATTAACGGATGTTTAACTTTTTAAAAAAATTGATTATTAAAAATAGAAAATCCTAAAAAATTGTGAAGGAGCCAACTAACTTACAATGTCTTTCACAACCGAAACACTAACTATAACTAATACAAGAAACTATACAACTACGGAGGAAAAAAGAGCATATGCGCGAAGATACTACCGCGAAAATAAAGAATACCGAGAAGCTAAAATTAAAAAGTCTAAGAAATATTATCAAGAAAATAAAGAAAAAGCAAAACGAAATGCTATGAAAAACAAAGAAAAAAGAGAAAAATATATGAAAGAATACTACAAAGAAAATAAAGAGAAAATGAATGAAAATAGAAGACGAAACTATCAAAAAAATAAAGAAAAAGAAAGAGAAAGACATAAACTAAACTATTTCATAAAAACCTTATTCAACTAAAAAAACAAATAAAAAGCTAATTAAACCTCAACTTCGGTTGGGGTTTTTTTACGTTACAAACATATTAGAGAACGTATCAATTCATTCTTTTTCATTTTAGTATAGTATTTTATCTTATTCATTTTACAACATTCTCTAAATTCACTTACACTTAATTTACGTAGAACTTCAATACCACACCTATCAACTATCTCCCTTTTTTTTGGTCTACCTCTTTTATCTTTAACTAAAACTTTTATAATATCTTTATAAGTATCCACCACTTCTTCTTTGTATGCCTTTTCCCATTCTTGTTTCTCCTTTTCCCCCTTCTTCTTATTCTCTGTATACTCAATATACATGTGTTTCAACTTATCACTCTTCTCGTGATACTCTTGTTTCTTCTCACGATATAACTTCCAACTATCTTCACTAATCTGTAATATAATTGGTAGTTCTATTTCTAATTTTTGGATTTCTTCCATTTTATAATAACAATTATAAAATTTAAATAATATTTTATTTTTACAAAATTACTGGTCTCTCACATCTGTAAATCCAGCATTAACGTCTAACACACGGAGTATATCAACAAACAATCGTAGAACAACAGATTGACCCTCATAAGTGCTTGCTGCACCACCAGACCTATTGTATCTCAATACCATAGGTGAACTACCAACTCTGTATCCAGCATCAGTCAAAGTATCACCAGTCTTGTTCCCAAACTTACCAAGAGAAATACCTAAAAATGAAAGAGCACCAGCTTGTCCGTCTGCCGTAGCTTTACCCTTTTCACTATCAAGTGCATCTAACTTCTGTCTATCATATTCGTGTCCGGCAACCACTTTACTATTACTCAATACATCATTAACAGAATAAGCAGCACTTAAATCCTTAAACTCCATACCTTCTGGGAAATTGTAATAGGCTTTCTCATATACTTGTGAAAGTTGAGCGTATTTCTGTGAAGTTGTATCTACGTCTTGATCGTATATCAATAGGTCATTCACAAGAAGATTATAACTTTCATTAGGGAGAGCATCACTTCTCGCATCACCACAGAACTCTTTACGTCCAACTCCAAGAACTTGTGTATCACCAACATTAACAAGTTTCTGCACCATCACCTTCATTACAGCTTTATTATTTAACGATAGGGGGACGTCAACTTTGGTTGCAGTAGTAGAAGTAGTTGCGTTCAATGTTTTCTGTATCACAACACATTCACGGAAGGGAACAATCACACCTTCTCCGTTAATCTGTGCTTCAAGTGCAGCATCAGTTGCTTGGTCGTACTGGATATAGTCGCAAAATATTCTTGGTTGAGTAATAGCAACATCTTGTCTATTAGAGCCAATACGAGCAGCACTCCTCGAAGCGTCATAGAAAACTTTACTAAAATCAGTTTCGAAATCAATTTCAATACTAACTGCTTCTTTCATTTTGGAAAGGGGAAGGGATAAATCTTTAAGTCCGTGGAACAATTCGTCAAGGAAGACTTGGGTTTCGAAGGCGTCTTTACCACTCCCAATCTTACGAGTAAATCTACGATTAGTAGCGGCGAAATCGTAAGGGGCGTCTCTACCAAGACTAATCTGCCCGCTGTCGAAATCTCTATCACTACTGGTATTCTGTTGTAAGAAAAAGTCATTCATAGCAGAAAATCTAACATCATGAATTTCACACATCGTATCTGCTTCTTCTCCTCGGTTATGAATAAACATTTTACTTCCGGCGTGTTCTTGGGACATAATTAATTTCTGCCCTACAAATAATCTACATCTTTTTATGGAGTTTAAACTCCCACTAAAATCTTTAAATACTACACATTCAGTTGCTACGGCACTTGCATCATACGAAGCCCAGCCAGTTTTCCACGAGAATGAACTTTGAGAATCCAATATCGATGCTTTGGGAGGTATAACAAACCTACAAGAAGTATTAGAGGAAGCATTCGGTTCGAGAACGTCGCTTATTAAAGAAATTTCTTGGCTTTCGTCACTTACTTTATTGACGAGTATGTTTGGTAGTTGAGAACTCATTTTATTAATAGATATTATTAATAAAAAAATTTTTTTTTTTTTAATTTTGTAAAAGTTTTTTAACATTTACGTTTTAGTTCACAGCAACGATACCTTGGTTGGGTTGCGTCATAAGACTTGCTCTATTGAGATAATAAGAATACACACCATACGCTTGTGTTAGTGTTCTATCAGCATTATCACTATCCTCTAATTTAGTAGAATAGTTGTATGCAATATTAGAATTAACAGCAACCCCAGCACCAGTAGCATTAGAGAAGGCAACTCCCACTCCAAAATTACCATTCTCAACACCGGATTGACCTACAATCGTCTGGGGACAAACACTCGTTCTCTTAACGTCTTCTGGATTTTTATAGGCAGATAAGAAGTTTTCAAGAATTTGGGGATATGAAGCAGCACTACTATTAGTAGGAACTTCCGTGCTTTCCTTATCTTCAAGAAGGTCATATTCAAGTGGAAATCTTTGTCCGGATTTACTAAATCTAACAGATTTCAACCCACCAAAATTCTGTAATGAATTATTATTTTTAGTAAGACTATTGATATTATCCGTCATAATACTATTCTGCACTACACTCACCAATCCGTCGAAGTTTACTTTATGAGAAATAGTAGAAATAGTACTATCAATCACAGAGTAGATAGAAGTATATTGAAGAAAGTTAAATGAAGTCTTGGGAGAAGCCCTATCAGTCGCAATCTGTTGTGCGGATTTATAAAGAAGAGGAGCGGATAATGATACTTCACTAATCTCATAAAAAGCGTCAGCAGCAACGTCAGATCCATACAACACTTTCGCAATAGTAGGGGCAAGGTAAAGATCAAGTTTAAGACCACCCAACTGGGACAAATCAATATCTTGGGACATCAACACTCCACTATTAAGACGAAGTGATACGTCAGTTTTAGATAGAAGACACTTTCTCTGTGCTTTAAGGTAAGGGTCAGTAGCCGCTTGGTCGGTCTGCACTGCATCATCTTCTTCACAATACATAGCTTTACCAAGAGATTTCTGTTCGTTGTATACATTTACTCTTTGGTGTTTAGGTGAGAAGAGAGCACCATACATACTCGCAGATAATCTACTTGCGTCATGTATAGCTTCAAGGGTCTGTCCGGTGTTAAAACGTAAAGAAGAGATATACAATTGGTCTACGAGAGAGGACATACCAGTATTGGGACAAATATTAATATCATCACTTTGGGTGACTGCTGCACGAGAGGCATTCTTAAAGAACTGGATTTTAAAATTCAATCGTAAATCACGAGTTTGCAATAAGGCTTGTGTATCTGCAATTGTAAATCGTAATATGTTTTGACTTGATACGGGCGCAAAGGTTTCCATATTATTGTCTGGTGCGAGACGCATGTGTCTTCGTTGTTGAACTGCAAGAGAATTACTCATTTTATTAATAGTAATTAAAAATATAATTTTTAAAAAAATTTTTTTTTTTTAATTTATTGACGAAAACATTTATCCCATACATCATCGCTATATGGTTGTCGATTTAGTTTAGGAACACTATTTCTCGTCATAACATTCATAGTAATATCTTTACGTTGTCTACTCTGCGATTGTTGTTGGTAATATGTTTGCGCTGCATTTCGTTCTTCTTGTCTTATCTGTGCCTCGGTTTTCATAGGTCTTATAGGTTTATGAATAGGTTGTTGTTGAGGTTCTGGTTTAGTAATTGGAGGTGGTGGGTTTAAATCGTAATCTTCTACTAATCTTTTAGAAACACCATATATAATTCTGTCGTAATCTATTTCTAAACTATTACTTGTAGGTTTGGGAGTAGGTTGTGTTGGAGGTGGTGTTGGTTGTGGAGGTGGTTGTGTTTTCTTTTGTTTTTCGTGTTTTATTTGTGTTTCTGCTTCTGCAAGTTTCTGTTTTTTCAATTCAGCATTCTTTTTCCTCGTTGCTAATGATTTAGCCCTCGCAGCGGCAAGGTGAGCTCTTAATTTATCACTACATTCACGTTTCTTTTTCTGTTTTGGCGGAGCCTTTTGTTCTTGTTCTTGTTCTGGTTCTGGGATAGGGATAGGTTCGGTAGATTCTTCTTCTACTTTTTGTATATCTGTCGATTGTATTTTTGTATCGAATACTTCCTCTGTTTTGGG